TTGACCACCAGTACCGCCGAAGCCACTTGCACGACCTTGGTCAATTGTTGACCCGTGAGCGATTTTTAGTTTTGCCATTTTATTTCTCCTTTAAAAATAGCGTTCTAGGCTACCCGGAGTGGCTACTCCGAGAGTTCTTATGAACATGTATATTTATAGTAATTTGTGCAATTCGGGCAGTACGGCCTGTTTAAATTCAGTTGACAGTAGATATTGTTTATTCTTCTTGCACCTTTCAAGTAGACTTAATTTTAAATTTAAAAATTTTTCTATTTCACTGTGACATCGATTAATACTGTCTTGCCAATGTCCTTGATTGTAAGAAATATCAATAACATCATCAAACACATCAATGCCCAGGTCTTTAAAAAATTTCAGCAGACCAGGATAAGCATTTATAAAAAATACTTGTTCTGCTAGTATTGGCTTAATAGACTTTTCACTGAAGAATGGGTGTTGCATAGTTGTTTCTGTCACGTAGTTACAATAACTATCACTGTAAGCAGGATGTCGCAAACTGTGATCGTTTAATTCTTTTTGATTTTCATTTAACGGATTTAACAAAGGTGCGTCAACTGTATTACCGTAAGGATCAACATTATAAAAACTAGTTAAACATTTATCAAACCACGGCTGTTTACGCATCTGTTGTATATTGTAAATACGCTCAAGTCTTGGAGCTCGATTCAAACAACTGATATCGTACTGTCTGTGGTCAGACAACTGATGATAAGAGTTTCTGCGTATTTGATTAAACAGCCAATGGTTGTAAAACTTAATACGGTCAGTTGGGTTATACCAATACTGCCAGTCTGGGCTTAATACGATGTAATTGTCAATTTCTATTTTTATATCCTGTGCCCAAGGAGCCGGATCTAGGCTACAGTCGAGCAACACCAAATCATAGTTTTTGGCATCTTCTAACTGTTGTTCGGTTAACGGGTGTTGAGTGTTATAGACAAAATGTTTGATGACTCGCATACGTTTACTTAGCCAACAAAAAAGCCCCTTGCGGGGCTTTTTGTTCCTTCCCATCCCTGGGTGGATAATTCCAAATTACTGGAATGATAGGTTGCTTACACCAATTTCTTCTAAGTAGTCAGCCGCGTTACCTAGAGATGATGCTGTGTTTGTTAACTCAACATATCCGTAACGTGTCATGAAGCTTACTACTGGTTCGAATGTTGATGGATCTAACACAACACCAGAACTCATTAGAGGAATGTATGGGCAGTAGAACGCTGCCGCATCAGCTTCGCTTGAACCTTTGTAACCAACTAGAACTGGTGTAGAGTCGCTAGCATAGCTATCAACGTAAACACGCATAGCACCGTTCAATGTACCAACAAACTTAGTGTTTGTAGGTGCTTCAAAAGTACCTTCTGTTGTACGTGCAAATGCACTAGTTGTAGCAGACTGTAGAACAGTCAAGGCTGCTGGAGATACAACTGCCCAGTTAGCCGCGCCACGACGTGTGCGTTGAGCGATCAAGTTAGCGGCACGGTTGATAACAACTGCCAATGCGGCATGCTCGTCACCAACGAATGTTGCTGTACCACTTACTGTTGCTTGGTTGTAGCTGTATGTTGAACCAGAAAGAGCACGTAGTGAACCTAGGATCTCTTGGTCAATTTCAACTGTAATTTCTTGTGCTAAAGCAGCCATGATTTCAGCTTCAACATCCAAACCGTGCATAGACTGTGCGTCTTGAGCGGCTTCAAATGTCCAACGAGCTGACAACTTACGTGTCTTAGCTTCAACAACTTGCTTTAGAATCTGAACGTTGATCTTACGACCTGCTACACCTTCTAAAGCTGATGTGCTGTCTGCCTTACCAGTAGACAAGCTACCAGAGTAAGCATTAGCAATCTTGAATGGGCTTAGTGCCTCATCGCCTGCTGTTGTGTCTGTGTTACCAGCACTTGTGTCGTTTGTTGTTTCAGCGTAACGTACACGTAGTGTATGAATCTGAGCAACTGGACCTGTCATTGGCTGTACACCAACGATTTCGTTAGCGATAACTGTTGGCATAACACGACGAATAACTGGAAGAATTACACGGTTAAGTGTAGCTACGTTACCAGCTTGTGTTGCACCTGCAGATGCACCTTCAGCCAAGTGCTTGCGTGTGTTTTCTAGGATAACTGCCATGCTTGTACGGCGGCTACCTTGTAGGCCTTCTAACAGGGCTTCTTTTGTCTCGCCCCAACGGCTTTCTAATAATGCTTGTGTCATTTTACCTTTTCTCCTAATTAGGGTATAAAATTATAGCCCTGCTAAACGCTTCAATTCGATAACGTTGGCGTTATCTTCTTTAGCGACGGTTTTAGCAGATTTATCTCCAGTCACTTCAACACGACTCTCAGCAATTACTTGCTTTTGAGCCACTGGCTTTGCAACACTATTGTTGCCTAGCACTGCTGGTAGATACTTATCGTATGCAGACTGCAACTTGTCAGTTTGCACAGATTCTAATAGCTCGCTCATTACAGCGGCTTTTTCCTTGTTTAGAGGCTTTAGTAGGTCAGCCATTGTAGACTTACGTTCTGCAGACTCTTTAATAACGCGGATTTCTCTCTCTTTACTCTCAACAACAACAGATGCTTCTTCAGCTTTCTGAACCGCTTCAGACAACTGACGCTCTTTTTCTGCGATTGTGGCTTGCAATTTAGCAACTTCTTTGTTCTCATTTAAGTGAGTAACAGCGAATTCACTTGCAAACGCCTCAAATAGACGACGACCGAACATGTTTTCACGTGCAACAGTAATGTCTTCTTTGAGTTGAGTTAATTCATTCTCTAGCTTATTAGCCACAGACTCTTTAACAAGCTGTGCAGAACGTTGAACAAAACTTTGTTGTAGAGCGGCTAATTTTTCTTTAGCTTCTGCAACTAGTTTAACTTTTGTTTCAACTACGGCACGTTTGTCTTGCTCAAACTCTTGGATTTCTTCAGCTAACGCTTTGATTACAAAGTTTTCAAGTTTAGCAACGCTAGACTCGTATGTTTTGCGATCATTACGTAGTTCTTTGATTTCTTCGGCTAGTTTAGTAACCATAAAATCGTTGAACTTGCCAGCACTCTCTGTCATACGAACATTAAATTTCGCACGATCTTCTGCAAGTGCTTGCTTTTCTGCTTGGAATTCTGCAATTTCAGCAGTTAGAGATTCTGTAACCATTTTGTCTAGAGCTTCAACCATAACACTTTTGTCATGCTCGTAACGACCAGCAAATTCCTCACGTAGCTCTGCACGTAATTGCTCACGTGCTTCAGTTAACTTGGTTTCCCAGGCTTCGCTGATAGCTTGTTGAGTAGATTCACTGATAATTCCTGAGTCTAACAATGGTTTGATAGCATCTAACATCGGATATCTCCTCTTATAGTTTCAGATCTTTGATAAGGCGTGTAATGCCTTCTTCAAGGTACTTCTGTACTTTTCGATCTTGAGTAGCTTCACGGGCTACTTCAAATAATTGAGCACCACCACGCATATTCATTAGGCCTTCATAGATGGCTTTAGGATACGCATGAGGAGCACTCGGCTGTGCAACAATATCTACGGTAACGATTTCAAAATCGCTAACGTGACCACTGCTTTCGTTTACATTACCACTACCACGTGAGCTAACACCTAGTTTAACGCCACTAGACATCATAGCTTCTACTAGTTTACCCATTGGTGTTGGTAAAATTTTTAATTTACCATGTCCGCATGGTCCATCCATCCACATGCTTTCAATCATGTGACTTACGCGGTCTAGGTTAATCTTTAGGTCATCGGGGTGATCAACTTCACCTAAAACGGAATATCCGCCTTTGATCTGTTCGTTGATGGTCGACACGGCTTTCTCAATTTCGTGAACGGGATAAACACGTTGGTTAGCGTTTTTAACACCACCCTCAATGAATATCCCTTTCATATAGAGATTCTTGCCACTTCCGTCCGCAGAGTCTTCAGATAAAATCTGAAGACCTGCTCGGTCAAACGTTAGATTCTCTTTTAGGTACAAAGCCATTATTGTCCCCTAATTAACCTTCCTTCTTTGCAGAAGGAGCTTTTTCTAATTTACCAGCATCTGCACCTGGAACATTTTTGTTACCAGAAGCAATGTCTTTCGCCTTAGGAGCTTTCATACCAGACTCATCGCCACCTTGTGCGATGTTTCCAGCTGATCCGCCCATGTCGTTCTTGCCGGCTACAATGCTGTCCTTGTTTACTGTAGCGGAACCGCCGTCAGCAACTTCAGAACCTTCGCTTGCGTCACCTTTGTAGAACTCTTTAATCTTTTCTACATATTCACGCATCATTTCGCCTTCTGATACTGCTTTACCAGAACCAGATTTTCCAGAACCGGACTTGCCAGAACCGCTTTTACCGCTGCCTGACTTGCCAGAACCTTCTTTAGCTTCTTCGACTTGCTCAACGCTTTCACCAAACTTTGGCTGTTCGTCGGAATCCATTTCTTCTGCACCTTCTTCGTCACCCTCATGGCTACCTTCTTCTTGTGCCATTAGTTGATCGAATTCAGCTTTTAGTTCATCTAACGCAGATTCTAAATCTTGTACACGATCTTCAACGTCGCCGTGCTCTTCTTCGTGTGAATCGATATCGCCAGAATCGTCAAAATCCATTGACTCTTCGTCGCCCATATCTTCGTCATCTAAGTCGAACTCTTCGTCGCCTTCTAGGTCGTTTTCGCTGATACCTTCTTCGTCAGCACTAATTTCGTCAACTAGAGAATCAACAGCATTACCACCAACTGTTTCTTCAACTTCTGCGTCCATTAGACTTTCATAGATATCGCGGCTCTTTTCTACAACGATCTCGTGAAATAAAGCACGAGCTTGATCTTCTTGATCGTTGATGATGTATTCAATTAGCTTTTCATATTTGTTCATAGGA